GTCAACTTGATCGCTAATTGCGGTCACCGTGTAGTGGGCGGTGTGCGCAAAATTATCCGACAGATTTCTGTCAAGATTGGCAATCTTCCAAACGTAGGTATTAGCCATGTTGAGGTGAAGTCAGGGAAAGTTTAGGCCGATCAGCAAGCCATCAGCACACAAGGTACGCAATAGCTGCCGTCTGAGTAAGTAGTAGAAACCGTGGTGCTAGTCACTTTGGCAATAGTTTTGGAACGCACGATGTCATCGTCCTGCGGTTTTGCCGTTCCATCACCAGCAGACATCAGCAGATCACCGCGTGCAACGGTTGTGCCCTGTGCAATGCGGATAACAAAATCACCCGTCATCGCGCAGTAGAAGTCGTTGGTGTAGGTGTCGTCGTCATCGTCCCAGGCTTGGAAGACGCCAGCCACGTTGACATCGCCTTCAAGATCACTGACCTTCATGCGGTTTAGCTGTTCGTTATCTTCCGTCCCAGCAGCAACAGCAGGTGTCTTTACATCGCCAACGCTCACACCCTCAGGCAGCTCATCTTCCTCGGTGTAAAGCACTGCGTCTTGGGTTTCATAAGCCCATTCGCACATCTCATCAAGGTTGCTCAACACAGAACCACGCAAAATCTCCGTGCGTTCTGCTCCAGAAGGAAGCTGTGACCAACGAGCCAAGTGACCACCGTTGTAAGAAACAGTGGAGCCAGACACAGAAATAGAGCCCTCAAGTGAACCAGCTTGATAAAAGTTGACAAGGCCTCCATCATTAGAAAGCCTGTTTATAAACATGACGGTATTGCCGTCGCGAACATGATCAACATCGCCACCACCGCCAAACAAATGGCCTGCGTCTTCAAAAGCAAAAGTGGTTTTGCCTATCAATAATCTGCCACCACTCGTAATCCTCATCCGCTCGCTATCGCTCGTTCCAGTGTGGAATTGAAGGTCATCTGAACTTGAACTACAGGTAATAGAAGCCCTTTTATTTTCAGAGCCATCTTCCCAGCCAAGCTTTCCTGCGTCATCTGATGTTTGACCGATTGTTAAGCCAAACTGAGGCGTGCTTTGATTGATACCCAGCTTGCCGTCACTGGTCAGGCGCATCCGCTCGCTCGGGCTGCTCGCACCGTCCGCCGTGGTCGAAAACCGAAGTGAACCTGGCATGTCATTGGAGCCAGGGGTTGCGTCTACATTTGCCTCAATTGTTGCGGCTGGTATAAAATTGGTTCCGTCAGATCCCGAAAACGTCAGACTTCCGAGTTGATCGCCGTCGTTGACAATAGTCGTGCCGCCGACAGATGCGCTGCGGTGTTTGCCTAAAACGATTTCTGCACCATTTGTATTATTGCGCCCAAAAATTACACTTAATGCTTTGGCTGTGTCACTATTGGCGGTCTCAAATTGAAACTGTGGCGTAAGAGTATTCCCACCATCGCCGTCAAGAACATTAGTGCGCGCACTTGATGTCCCCACAAGGAGCCTGCCACTTGAATCAATGCGTGCTGCCTCGCTGTCGTTCGTGAAAAACCTCATATCATTGTTTTCACGCATATTCAAAATTGCAGTTTCGTCGCTACCTAGCGCAATAGAAAAGCCATCATTAGATGTTGCTCCCGTTGTTGAATTTGTTATGTGCAGTTGCACCGTTTCGCTGTCTGAACGATGTAAATGCAACTCCCTTGCAGGTGCATCTGTCCCTAACCCAACGCGATCATTTCCTGCATCGACAAACAGCATGTGAGTGTTGCCGTTTGACTCCACACGGAAGTCAACATCGTTGCTGGGGTCGTTAAATACAACCTCAGAGCTACCAATCTCTAGACGCTCTGCACCGCCAGTCGCAAAGCCAATCTGATCAGCGGCACCGCTGAACATGCCAGTATTCGTGTCGTCACGAAAAGAAATGCCAGGCGAGGAGGCGTTGCCGTCTGGAATAAGGATCGTGCCATCGAGCGCACTCAGCGTGATCCAGCCGTCGTTAGAGCTGTTCCTAAGCTTCAACAGATTGGCGTTAGTGTCTGCCCACCACTGATATGCGTAAGTCGTTCCAGGCTCGGAGCTGCTGCTGTTGTTGCTGACGATTGCCGCTAGGGCATTGTTCAAATCAGAACGGACAGCCGCACCCGTGCCGTTTGCGATTACATAGTCGTGGGTTGCCATGCCTCAGCCCGTTTTGGACAACAGTGCCTTTATGTTAAACCGCCTTGCCATAGCCCACAGCCGCATAGGTGAAGTTCCTGTCAACGTTGGCATCACTGCTGTTCAAAATGTCCACGTCAAAGCCAGTGGCGCTGACATTGCTGACGTTTAGCCGCTCACCGTTGCCAAGGTTTTGGACCGTGACTGCAACGCTTGGCAGATAAGCGTTTGTGCCACCAAGCGATGCTGTGCCTGTAAAGAACGCCTTGTCAAAGGTCACGCTCTTGGTGCTGGTGCCTGAAGCGATAGTGCCGTTGCTGTTTTCTTGACGCCGCTGGAAAGTTGCCTCGTAGCCCAGCTCATCAACCAAAATGTTTTGGGCAATATCAGAGCTGCTTAGTTCTGCCTTGAATTGAAACGCCCTAGCCTCAAACGTTCCAGAAACAAACTCTCGCCATACACCGAAGTTTGCAGGATCTGATGGGTCGCTAGCAGTGCTGCGCATATACAACTTGGCATTAACAGCATCAGCTTCTGTGCCGTCAAAATCATTCCAATCGTCCACATCTGCTGTTCGAGAGTCGATCAGGTCATTAGGGAAAAACGCCCGTGTGACAAACCGACGCTCCAAATCCAGCGAGAAGCGTGAGCCAAGATCTAACGTATTGACAAACTGATACTCAGCAGAAGACAAAATGTCCCCAAGCGTGTCAAGAGAGCTGATCTCGTCAAAATCCGTTTGATCATCTAACTCTTCGTCACCGTCGATAATCAGCGCGTCTAAGTCCTCGTCATAGAAGCAGTCGGTCTTAGTCCCTTGGAACGGCGGGCTGTCGAGGTCTTCTCTGCGGGTTTGAATTGCAAGTCGTCCCAGAGTGTCTGGGAACTGCATGATGACGCTCGTTGCGTTCGTGCTCTTGTTGCCTAGATCGTCCTCAAACTTGGCAAATATCTCACCAGCTACTAAAGGAACAATGGCCTCGGTCGAGTTACCTGCAACAGCAGGGATCAAGTCAACAGAGTTAGGCCAAGTCGCTGTCCCGTCAGTCAGGTTGCTGTGTTTAATATGAACAAGACCGTTCACCTTTACGTCAAGATCAACAGTCTGATCCCAACGCAGACGAGCACTGTTGGCGCTGATCGGTTCAATCGAAAGGTTCTGTACATCACCAGGGACTGCTGTCTTTCCAACAAGCGTGAAAGTTGCTGTTGCAGTTGAGCTTTGTTTGCCAAGGTAGTTCTTGGCAATAATTTGGACTTCTAACTCGCCTGCCCGCAAAGCACGCAAAGTAATAGATGGTGCAGCGGTTGTTATTTGCTCAAAATTGTCATCATCAATTCTGTACTTGACTTCAAATTCGTTGACGTTGAGACGACCATGGCTCCAGCTCAAGTCAAATCCAGTGTGTACTGTTTGACCTTCTTGATAGAGAAACTCAGTACCGCTGAGGGCCTCTGGGGCTGCAGGAGTGCCTGACAGGTTGGTTATTTGTCGTGCAGTAAGCTCAACATCCTGCTCAACAGTGTTGTATATCGATTCGTTGTATGCAAGCGCAGTGACACCCACAGTGCCGTCGTTGTTATCAGCAACAGAAACAACACGAAACTGCTGTGACTGAATGTCACTGGTCTGAATCAACCAGACGGCAGCAGCATTAGGTGCTTCGCTAAAAGCATCTGAGACAGTAATTTCAGTATCTGAAATGCTGTCAATCGTCTTTGTCTCAACTAATCCAGTTGGCATCATCACCGAAATAGTGGGTGAATTAGACAAATTGACTGACAAATCGGTGTCACTGTCGACTGTGATGACAGTGGTAGTTGCAGAACTCACTCGTCCACTGCGCCTTGTACCTGCACGCAAGGGATCAGCAATGTCAACCACCATGCCTGGCGTGATGACAATGCCGCTATCAATCGCAACAGCAAACGAGCAACTTTCAGTAATGTTTTTCTCGCTTAAGAGCGTCCACTTGCCAAGCCTGTGCGCTTGACCTTGTGAATAACAACCCAGAGCACGAATGTCCTTGTTGATGATGCCGTACTTAGCTACTGCATCAGCGTCCTCAACGTATTCGTATTCAACTTCGCCGAGGTTGTCGTAGCTTTGCCAACCAACAGTCGCGCAGGTATGCCTGGTCTTTTCTGCTGTGCCCGTGTAAGTAAACAGGCCATCAACGACATTGGAAGGTCCAAGCAGATACTGCGCATCAGTAGGCTTGTCTTGCCTAAGGACAAGTGATCCTGCCCCGTAGTAAGCAATGCCACGGAAAACACTTGTTAGCTGTTGAATGACGTTATAGACCTCATCTCTACTGTTAATAAGGATGTTGAGGCTGAATCGTGGTTCTTGCCCGCCTTTGCCGTCATCAACGAGACTATTACAGTATTGGGACACAGAAAAGAAGTCAAACTTGTCAAGCGTGC